TTATGCCTCCCTCCAGAACGCCGCCACGGCCCCGGATCCGGCCTCGGGATTCGCGTCGGGGATCCACCGGCTGTAGGTCCGAAAGATCATGTGCAGATCGGAGTGCCCCATCTGCGAGGCGACCCATCGCGGCGGCTCCCCGGCGGACAGCATCATGCTCGCATACGTGTGCCGCGTCTGGTACGGGTTCCGGTATCGGACCTTGGCGCGCTTGAGCGTCGGGGTCCACAGGGTTTTGCGGATGGCCTGGTCGCCGGTCCACGGTTCACCGGTGCGAGGGTTGAGCCAGATCCGGCCGCTAGGGTGCAGCTCCGACAGCGCCCGCTGGGCTTTCAGTGCCTCCAGTGCCGGCGGCAGAAGACGGACCGCGCGCGTGCCGGCGGTGGTTTTCGTCGCCCCGGCTTGCACGCCCTGCGCCTGCGCGCGCTGCACGCGGACCTCGCCGCGACGCCAATCCACGTCCTGCCATTCCAGCGCCACCAGCTCCGAGGTCCGCATCCCGGTCCATATCGCGAACTGCAGCAGATTGCGCCCGCTTCCCTCCGGCGCGGCGGTCAGGACCGCGCGCTGTTCGTCGGCCCCCAGCGGGTCGACGTGGTCGGCCGCCTTCTCTTCCTTGCGCTTGTAGCTCCACCCGTGCAGTGGGTTGGCGTCGATCAGTTCGTCCTCGACTGCCTCGCGCAGGGCGATCCGGAGAGGGGACAGGACGTTGCCGATGCGCTTGTTCGAGAGCTCCGACCGCGCGCACCAGTCGCGGATATCCCGCCGGCGCAGATCCTGCAGGGGGTAGTCCCCGAACGCGGGGATCAGGACGTTCATCACACTTCGGCGGTAGTCGCGGAACGTGCTCTCCGCCACGGTCGGGCGGGTCCGCTCCAGCCATTCTTCCAGATGCTGGCGCACGGTCATGCCCACGCCGGTCTCCACAGCGAACTGCCGTGCGCGCTCGCTGTGCGGGAAGGTGTACGCGTAATCGAACGTGCCGCGGTCGATCGACTCGATCACCGCGGCACGGAACTGAGCTATCCGCTTGTCGTTAGCGGCGCTGGGCTCAAGCGCGACCCGCTCCCGGCACCGCCGCCCCTGGAACTGGAACGTGATTTCGTAGGAGGACGCGCTGGCTCGTTTCCAGCCTGGCCCGCTTCTACCCATGCTTCATACCCCTGCAGGTCCATCGTCACACGCCCGTCCGGCGCACGGCGCCACACCACGCCCTCGCGCCAGACGCCATCGCGGATCTTCGCGCGCACCGCCGATTCAGTGTAACCGACCAGCTCCGCGAATCGAGCGACTGTGACGTAACGAACCTGCATGGCTCAGGCAGCGGCCTGCGTGGCCTGGATAATATGCCGCACCGGCTCCGGGCACACGGCATTGCCCAGCAGGTGAACCGCAAGCCGATGCTGATCCGGCAGCTGGTACGTGTCCGGGAACGACATCGCCGCCCGGCATTCGTGGCGTGTGAGCATGCGCATCCGGTCCCCGTCGACCACCGCCCACCGGTCCCGCGTCGTGATCGTCCCGATCGGGCGGTCCAGGCTGCGCGCGGTGCGGGTGTTCCCGTAGTAAGAGAAGAGGAACCGCTCGCCGAAGTGCTGCCGCCCGTGCCGCACGCGCTCGAGAGTCGCCTCCGCGCGCCCCGGCTTCTCAACCGGGCTCCACCGGCCGCCGTCCCAGTCGATGAAGGCGCGGGCAGGGCGGTGGTCCATGCGGGGCAGGTCCAGCCGGATCGGAGCGGCGCTCTGTGTGAGGACCAGAAACATCCGCACCCGGTGCTGCGGGGCGCCCAGGTCCGCGGCATCCACCACGTGCGGCGACACGCTGTAGCCCAGCGCATTCATCGCCAGTTCCCAGGGCCGGTACAGCTTCCAGTCCTGGAACTCCGGCACGTTCTCCACGATGCACACCGGCGGCCGGTGATACTCCGCCGCGGACACCACCGCCCACGCCGTAGACCGGCTGGCGTCATAGAACGGCGAGCTTCGCCCCCGCGCGCGGCTGTGCCCCTGGCAGCACGGGGAGGCCAGCAGGATGTCGTGCGCCGGCACCTGCGACCAGTCGGCCTGGTGCAGGTCCTGGCACACGTGCTGCGCGCCCGGGTGGTTGCGGCCGTGCCATTCGACGGCATCGGCCCAGTGGTTGGCGGCCCATACGACGTCGACGCCGGCCAGGGCCGCGCCGCTGCTGAAACCCCCCGCGCCGGCGAATAGATCGATCGCTTGCATTGCTCGGTTCTCCATATCTCCATTCCCGCGGCGCCCGCCCTGCAGGCGCCCGGGGAATGGCCCCGGCCGTGGCCGGGGCAGTGGCAGTGGGTTACTCCTGTGCGTCTTCCTCTTCGGCGGCGATCCAGCCGCCTCCCCATTCGGCAGACTCTTCCGAATCCTCCGGGTAGGGGCAGGAGTGCAACGGGATACCTTCCATGAAGGCCTCGCGGCCCTCGACGTGGGGGTCTCCTTTCGATTGAGTCATAGCGCGGTCCTCTCATTGCCGCGGCCGCTCCCCGGCCGCTCGGGTTGAAATCGTGCCCGGGGCGCCCCCGGGTCTAGCCGTCTCGCGGCTTCCTCGGCTCGTCACGGGTGTGGAGATGAAGCTAGGCACCCGCCTCGCTGCCGGTGTTCAAGCCCCCCGCCGGCTGGGGCCCCGCGTGTGCGGGTATGGCATTCCGATGGTTGGTGGCTGCGCCATCCGGTGGTGCGGCCCCGCTTTTCCAGATGACCTTGGTTAAAAGATCGACAGGGGCCGCACCCCGGATGGCGCCGCGCACGCCTACGCCGTGCTCCCCCGGCGCTCGAAATGGCGATGGACGGAATCCCACAGCTGCGTGTGCACGCGCTCCCGGAATTCCTCCAGGCCCCGCTGGTTCGGGATCTCCTGATCAGCGAGTCCACTTCCAGCTCCGAGCGGTGCCCATGGCGACCCGCCCCCAGGCGTTCGCTCGCATGAATCCGCCAGACCTCGCCGCCCATGGAGTGCACCGCATACGCCTCATTCGGGAACCGTACGTCGGGGATCACCACGCCCGGCGCCCCCAGCTCTTCCGCGATGCGCACCTGCCGCACCAGGGCCTGCGTCCAGATGTTCCGGTTCACCCGGTCCCGGCCCCATTCGGTGCCCAGCGTCTGCATCAGCGTGCGCGCGCTGTGTCCGTGCAGTCCGGGGATCGGCTCTTCCTTGCGCCCGGGCTGCAGGTATTCCCCGATGCCGTACCCGTCGAACATGGCGGCCAGGCCGGCCCGCACCGGGTCGGCGAACGCGATCCGCTCGAACCCGGCCGAGGCCTCCACCACGTCGGCCGCGGTATCCTTGCCAGCGCCCGCACGGCCGGCGATCCCGATCACGGGGATCTCTACTCTCACGATGCGGCCCTCCGCAGCTCTTCCAGCCGCTCGCGCTGTTCGCGCAGGTTGTCCACCGTCCGGGGCGCCCGGCGCTCCGCAGCGAGCGTCGCGAACTCCTGGTCTTTCATCCGTCGTTCCAGCTCCGCGATCGACGCGTCGTAGCACGCGATCTGCCGGTCCATAAGCTGAGGGGTGTCAAGCATTCGTCGTCTCCGTTTCGATCGGGAAAAACTCCGCCCGCTGCCGCGACGGCACGCGCCGCACCGAGCCCTCGCGCACCCAGCGCTGCAGCACCCGCCGGATCGAATCCGGCGCCCGGCCCGTCGCCTGCGCGATGTCCCAGGCCGTGCTGCCCGGCGCCTCATTCAGGTACAGCCAGATATCCGCCTCGCCGCCCGGCGACCCCGTGTGATCCATCACGATCAGCGGCAAACCGCACACCCGCGGCCGGCGAGGGGAGGGGACCCGGGCCGTCACCGCACACCCCGCACATGCACACGGCGCTCCCCGGTTATCCGACCGGGATCCGGCGGCCCCTGGCGAAAAGCGCGCCAGGCATCCACCGGCCGCGCGCTCTTCGCGCGCTCCAGCCACTCCCGGCGCTCCTGGCGGGTGAGCCCGTTCCACCAGGCCATTCCGCGCGGATCGTCAGCCGGATCCGGCCCCGCATCGGCCTCCTGCCCCACCGGCCGCGCATCCCGCCCCGCGAGATACGCCTCGCCAGTGCGTCGCAGCAGCCGCGCGATCAACGGATCCGCCACCGCCTGGCCATAGCTCACGCCCCGCGCCCGCAGGTGTTCGCAGCACTCATACCCGATGCGCATCGCGCGCTCGCTGCCGCCGGCCGTCATGCCGCACCCCGCTTCGCCTTCCGCGCCCGATCCTCCGCGCGGATATCCCGAGTGCGCACCCGGAACTCCGCCGCCCTGGCCTGCAGCCGCGCCGGCCCGCACCAGCCCTCAGCCTGGAACTGCCGGTCGATCTCGTCGGCCAGGGCACTCGCCGCGCACTGGCAGGCGTCGCTGGCACCCATGGCCTCGAACATCGCCGTGGCTGCGTCCAGGTATTCCCGCGCGTACCCGCTCACTGCGCACCCCCTTGCCGATGCCGGCTCACGTACGGCCCCAGCGCGGCCTCCGCCGCCCGGTGCGCACTGTCACCGGCCCGCAGCAGCCGCACGGCCACCGTCTGCGCCCGCCGGGCGATATCGCTGGAGAGCTGCGCCTTCTGCGCGCGCAGCGTCACCAGCCGGCGGATGGCGAATTCACGGTCGGGGGTGTTCTGGGTCTGCATCATCACGCTCCTGTGGTCGTTTTCTGACTCGCGTGACTAGCAAACTATTACTGATTTCGCCGAAGGTCAAGCAATAGATTGCTACCCCGGGGCAAAAAAAGGGCCGCTGATGTGCGGCCCGGCGGGATTACTTGGACAGAGAGGGGTCTGTTTCCAGTGCGTCCAGCACGTCGTCCCCCATTGGAGGGTCTTCAGCGAACTCCTGGTCGCCGGTTTCCTTGATCATGGCCTGGATCTGCGCGCGGATCTTGGATGCGCTGGGTTTCTTGATATCCCGCGCCTCCAGTTCTTCGCGGTCGTTCGCGAGATCCCAGGCTTCCTCGAACACGTCAATCGCCACGCTCTGGAGGCTATCGCCGTCGTCTCCCTCAACCTCAGACAGCTTCAATGCGATCGAGTGCTGTAACGACTCTTCCGTGATGCCCTTGGAAACAGGCACTCCGGCCAGCCGGGCTTTTTCCTTCGTTGCTGTGCGGGCCGGGCGCTGTTCCCAGGCTTCTTGGTTCTCTGGGTTCGAGAGTAGTTCCTGAGCCTTGATGCGGGCCAGGGTCTGGGATCCACGGTAGAGCTTGTCAGCCTTGAAGAACTGCAGGATCTCTTCGTCTCGCGAGTCGGCCGGCTCGGTCAAACCGATAAGGTCGGAAGCCTGCCCCTTGGTGAGCCCTCCGGCCTTCGGCTCCATTCCCTCTTCCCTAAGCCTCGCCATCTGTCGTTCGGTTGGCGCGTCGAACCACCAGTCCGGTGCCGATCCGCTTGCTTTCACGCTGGCCCAATGATCCTGAAGCGCCTCGGATATCGCCTCTTCCTTGCTGGGCTTTGATGGCTTGCGCCCTGCTTGGTTATTCCCGGCGCTCGAGCGTCGGCTGCTTTGCTGCGCCTGGCTCCATTGATCGTTCCGGGTTCTCTGCGCGCGGTTTCGGAGAAAGAGGTACACGATTACCAGTAGGGCCGTGATCCAGATGATGGCTTCCATGGTTCTCTCCCTGGCCTATCCGCATTTCTGCGGTTCTTCCGGTGGGTCTACACGATACTCAGACTCCTTTTCAGAAACACGTTCGATGTACCTGCGCCCGTCTTCATCGGCATGGATGTAGGAGTGCACCACATGCTCGAGCCGCTTCCCCGATAGCAGCGTTTCCAGGGTCTGCCCTGGGACCAATAGCTGCCAACCCTTGAGGCCGTAGTAGTCCGCTACCGCGTTGATCTTCGTGATCGTAGGTGCGTGCGGTGAATCGGGGTTGAGAAGGTTGCTGACAGTGCGCTGGGACACGCCGGTTTTTTGCTGAAGGAATGCCTGGCTATGGTCGTGGTGCTGCATCAGCAAATGCAGGTTGTTCGCGAGTGCTTTGCGGTCATCGGAGTCCATGCCTCTAGATTGCGCCATGGCGGCAGCAATGTACTGCTTGCCGGCTAAGCAATCTATTGCTAGAGTCTGCCGCATGGACACCACCATTGAACAGTTACAGGCATCCCTACGGGACTGCCGGGGTACGTGGGCGCAGGTCTGCGAGGACACCGGGTTGAACTACTGGTGGCTGATGAAGTTCGCGCAGGGGCGCATCAGCAACCCGGGTTACGACAAGGTCCAGCGCCTGCAGCGGTATTTCAGCAGGGACGGAGAAGCCGCCTGACGGCAGCGCGGCCGGGAGGGCTGCGTGCTCTCTCTGGTCTGTCTTCGTGGTCTTCGTCGCCATGATTCCAGATTGCCCGGAGCAAGGGAGAGAACCAATGTCAGACACTCAACACAGGGCCGCGCCGACGCGGTCGGCCGTCCTCTGCCTCCACGCCGCTTCGTACCGGCAGCGCATGGGCGTATCGCACGAAGAGTGGTGCGAGGCGCTCGATACCGCCTACTGCGAGCTGGTGCCGGCCAGCGCGCGCAGCGTGAAGGCCCCGGAACTGCAGGCCATCACCACCGCCAAGGACTACGTGTCCCGCTTGCGCGCCTGGGATCAGCAGGTGCGGCGTTGGGAAGAGGGCGATGTGCGCATGCCCGTCGACGTCGAAGAGGCCTGGGTCGAGGCCCTGCCGGAACCCTACCGCTCCGAATGCCGCCGCGAACTCGCGCAGCGCATGGGCCTGTGGGGCGCCGTCCGGTCCGAGGCCGGCCCCGCCGGCGACTACGAATGCTGGTCGCGCGCGCTCCATTCGTTTTCGGAGGTCACACGCGCCATGGGCTGCATCCTCGCCGATGGCGAGATTGGCCCCCAGGATGCGGCCAACCTCGAAGAGCTGATCGCCAAGGCCGACGCCATGCGCTCGGACCTCACCAGCCTGATCGAGCGCAGCCGCACCGCAATCGACACCGGCGCCCCCGCCGACGTCACCCAGCTCCGCCGTCGCCAATGAGCACCGAGCCCGAGCCGCGCCCCCGCATGGAAATCCCCGACCTCGAGCCGGCGCAGGACGCCGGCCAGGGCGAATGGAATGCGTACGTCGCCGCCGGCCGGACACGCGAGGACCGCCGCGCCCGGCTGGCCCAATGCCCCGAACACCTGCGCCCCGCTGTCGAGCGGCACGTGCGCAGCGTCTACCGACTGAGGTCCCGCGCATGATCCCGGTCCGCCCGCAATCCCCGCACCCCTCGGTAGGTATCAATTCGCGCTCGGGTTTCGGCGCGCGCGCGGCAACGTCGCAACGGCCTCGTGCTCTCGGTGATGCCCTCGACTCCGGTCGCGGGTCCTTCTGCGCAGCAGAGGCTGCGGGTGCGGAGAGGCGCGAAATCGCGTTAGGTAATGGGTATGGCGCAAAGGCAACGGTTAGCGTTGGTCTATCGGAGGGGCCGGCCTGATGTCCTGGGAGAATTACGACGATGTGCTGCGGCAGCTGCGTGAGCACGGGCTGCAGGTCGATGAACTCGAGATCGATACGCCGAAGCCGCAGCGGTGCCAGGTGGAGGGGGATCGGCGCCGGGAAAAAAAGGGCTGGTACTGGCTGACCACCACGGACCTGCCGCTGCCGGACGGGTCCGGCGATGGGCAGTTCATCGTCGGCAGCTACGGGGTCTGGTCGGGCACGGACAATGGCAAGGTGAAGGTCGCTGTCACCGCGCGCCAGGCCTCCATGACGGCCGAGCAAAAGAAGGCCATCGCGCAGCGGCACCGGGAGAATGCCAAGCGCGCGGAGGCGATCCGCAAGGCGGAGGCTGCGCGCGCGGCGGCCCGTGCGCAGCAGGTGTGGGCGCGGTACGTGACGGAGGGGCATTCCCCCTACCTGGACCGCAAGGGGGTACAGCCGCACGGGGTGCGGTTCGACCCGAAGGGTGCCGGCACCATCGCGATCCCGATGCAGGATGCGCAGGGCCGCACGCATGGCCTGCAGATCGTGCGCGGGCAGAAGCGCCCCGGCAAGCTGGAGAAGGAATACTGGCCGCGCGGGCTCGACAAGCGGGGCAAGTTCTACCTGATCGGGTCACCCGGTGCGGTGATCCTGCTGGCCGAGGGCTTCGCCACGGCCGCGACGCTGCACGAAGCGACGGGCTTGTCAGCTGCAGTCGCCTACGACGCGGGCAACCTGATGCCCGTGGCCGAGGCCCTTTCCAGCGCCTACCCGCGCAGCCGGATCCTGGTGTGCGCCGACGATGATTTCTTGCAGAAGTGCAAGGCTTGCGGCGAGGCGACCGAGGTGGCGCAGGAGCTCTGCCAGCATTGCGGCGAGCCGCACGGGCAGAAGAACCCGGGGCGCGAGGCGGCGGCGAACGCGGCGCTGGCCGTGGCCGGGGCCTGGGTTGCGCCGGACTTCCCGGCCGACCGGGAAGGGCAGAAGCTCACCGACTTCAATGACCTGTACCACTTCCCCGCGGGCGGCCTGTCCCTTGTCCGGGATCAGGTGTTTGCCGCGATCCAGCGCGAGGGGTGGCCGACCAGCGGCAACGGGGCCGCGGCGGCACACACTACAGGGGGGCGGGGTAATTCGGAGCCCCGGTCTGCCCGGGCATGGATGTCGCTGGACGAACTGGTGGAGCGGTTCGTGCCGATCGATGACGGCACGGGCAAGTACGTGTTCGATCTGTGGAACAACCGCCTGGTACTGCGCGATCAGATGAAGGCGCTGCTGCCGCCAAAGGCCCAGTGGGATGACGTTAAGGCGCACCCGACATGGACGGAGCGCGGCGCGTACTACCTGGACGAAATCGGGTTCGACCCGGCCGGCACCGATCCTGCGGTGAAGCTGAACACCTGGCAGGGGTGGCCCATGGAGCCTCGCGAAGGCGAGTGCACCATGATGATTGACTTGATCGACTATCTGTGCGCAGCTCAGGAAAACGGCGAAGAGATCCGGGAATGGCTGCTCAAGTGGATGGCGTATCCGCTGCAGTATCCCGGGGCGAAGATGGCCACGGCCGTGGTCATGCACGGCCCGCAGGGCACGGGCAAGTCCGCCGTGTTCCAGACCCTCGCCAAGATCTACGGGGATTACGCGACCGTCCTGAACCAGCGCGGCCTCGAAGACAAGTTCAACGCCGACTGGGTTGATTCCAAGCTTTTCCTGCTGGCCGAGGAGGTGGTGGCCCGGCAGGAGATGTGGCACGTCAAGAATGAACTGAAAGAGCTGATCACCGGCGAGTGGGTGCGGGTCAATACCAAACACACGGCCGCGTACCGGCAGCGGAATCAGATCAACATCGCCTTCCTGTCCAATGAGGCGATGCCCGTCCCGATCGAACCGGATGATCGGCGGCATGCCGTGATCTGGACCCCGCCGGAAATGAGCGGCGATTTCTATGAGGGCCTGTTCCAGGAGCTCGACAACGGCGGGGTGGAGGCCTTCTACCACTACCTGCTGAACCTCGACCTGACCGGATTCACCCGGCACACGCGGCCGCCAATGACGGAGGCCAAGCGCCAGCTGATGGACGTGGCCAAGCCCTCGGAGGACCGCTTCCTCGAGGACTGGCTGCAGGGCGATACCGAGTACCCGGTGCGGCCCTGCCTGACCACCGATTTCTATCAGGCCTACCTCGCGTGGTGCCGGGTCTACGGCGTGCGGTTCCCGCGCGAGCACCCCCAGCTGATGGCGAAGGTCAATAAGCGGCCGGGCTGGAAGGTCGGGCCCCAGCACGTGTACGACAGCACCTGGTACGCCAACAAGGCGCGCAAGCGCATGATCGTGCCCGCGGAAAACGACCTCCCCCCGGAACACCAGAAGCCCGCGCACAAGACCCAGGCGCAGTGGCTGACGGATCAGTACATCGAATTCACCCGCCACCTTGGGGGCCCGAACTATGACTGATCCCCGCTTTGTCACGCCTGTCACGCCCGTTGTCACGCCCCGTGACATTTGCAAGCCCTTGATTCGCGCGGCTTGTCACGCCTGTCACGCCTGTCACGCCCCTCCGCGCACGTATGCGCACGCACCCGCGCGCACACGCCCGCGCGCGCCCGCGCACGCGTCGTTACCCCGTGACACGCGTGACAGGTGTGACAACACAGGAGAAACAGGCGTTTATGAAGCCGAGGGCCGTGACAGCCCCCGTGACATGCCCGTGACAACCCGGATTGCCGTGCTGGAGGTCCCCGCATGACCAAAACCACCAAGGCCGATTTCGCCCGGATGATGGGCGTGAACAAATCCACCGTGACCCGCTGGGCGCAGGCCGGGCGCCTGGTACTGGACGCCGGCGGCCGCGTGCTGGTCGAGGAAAGCCAGGCGCGCATCGCGCAGACCCAGGCCGGCCGGGAAGACGTTGCCGACCGCCACGCCCGCAACCGGGGCGCAACGGTCCCGGCAACCGCCGCGAAAGGCACGCACGACGTCGACACGGACGCGGGGGAGGGCGAACCCCTGGACGGCGACGAATCGCTCGACAGCGAAGGCGAGGCGGCGCCAGACGACGCGGACAGCGCCTCCGCCCTGCGCACCCGTTACAAGGCCCAGGCCATGGAGGCCTCCAACAAGCGGGTGAAGCTCGAGCTCGCCGTGCGCCACGGCCAGCGCCTGCGGCGCGAGAGCGTGCAGCGCGAAGCCCAGGGCCTCGGCAACGCCCTGCGCGCCGCCCTGGAACGCCTGGTGGACGTCGCCGCCCCGCAGATCGCCCACCGGGACACCGCCGGCCGCCGCGAGCTCCTGCACGCCGAAGCCCGCGCCCTGCGCCGGGTCCTTAACACCGAGCTGGCCCGCAGCCAGCGCCGCATCAAACGGGAGGCCACCAATGGCTGAATTTCCCATTAGCGCGGATCGCCGCGTGACCACCATCGTCAGTATCAGCGGCGGCAAAGATTCGACAGCCCTGCGCCTTCTGGCAATTGAGCGTGGCGTGGAGCACGTCGCGGTGTTCGCAGACACCGGGCATGAGCACCCAGACACCTACGAGTACGTCGATTATCTGGAGGAAGCGACCGGGCCGATCGTCCGTGTTCGTGCCGACTTCACCGAGCAGATCCAGCGCAAGCGGGAGTTCGTGCAGGAGAAGTGGCCGGAGCATGGCGTGACGGCGGAGAAGATCGAGCGTGCCCTGGCTGTTTTGCATCCGACCGGAAACCCTTTTCTGGATCTCTGCATCTGGAAAGGCCGTTTTCCGAGCACCAAGACCCGCTTTTGCTCGCAGGAGCTGAAACACGCCCCGATCTTCGAGCAGGTCGTGGACCCGGCGCTGGAGGCTGGCGAGGTCGTGAGTTGGCAGGGCGTGCGCGCCGGTGAATCCCTGGCCCGTCGTGATCTCCTTCCGGTCGAAGAGGTCGGCGGCGGCCTGTGGAATTACCGCCCGATCCTCGACTGGAGTGCGGACGACGTGTTCGCCCAGCACCGCCGCCATGGTGTCAAGTGGAACCCGCTGTATGAGCAGGGCATGGGCCGGGTCGGTTGTATGCCGTGCATCCATGCCCGAAAGGACGAGCTGGCGCAGATCGCCACGCGATTCCCCGAAGTGATCGAAGGCCTGCGCGAGTGGGAGCGCATCGTCAGCGAGGCCAGTAAACGGGACAGCGCGACATTCTTCCCGGTTCCGAACAACCGTGACGGATTCGGAGACGAGGCTCGGCACTACTCGACCCACGGTATTGATCAGCGAGTGGAGTGGGCGATGACGGGCAAGGGTGGCCGCCAAAACGACTGGGTGCGCGAGGCCGAGATCGACGCCGGGAAAGGCATGTGTTCCTCGATTTACGGGCTGTGCGAGCAGGAGGTGGCGTAATGGCAATGGATGAATGGCACTACGAGCTGGCCGCGAAGCGCGAACAGGAAGAGCGGGATCGCCAGATCGCGGCGTGTCGCGAGGAAGCGCGTGGGCCGGCCCCGCAATGGGATGGGGATCGGGCGCTGTGCGTCGCGTGCGGCGAGGACAACACGGAGCGCGCACAGGCAGGCCGGGCGCGTTGCCTGGACTGCCAGGAGATCTTCGAGTCGCGCCGCGCGAGGGGGCTGGTATGAACCGCAGCAGCAACCCCTATCCGGGCAAAGCCGCTTCGCCCTGGAGCCGTGGCCCGCACTGCGACACGGCCCGCGCGCAGGAACAGCACCGGGAGCTGAAGCGGCGTGGTCCTCGCGTGTACACGCTGAACGATGGCACCACCGGCACGGCGGCCGAGCTGGCCGCGCGGGTCCCGGGCGGGATCGATCCCGATACGATCCGCCGCAGGATCGACCGGTACGGGCCGGACCCGGCCAGGGTGCTGGAGAGCAAGCGGGCGGTGAATCGCCGCCGCGGCCATGCCTGGCGCACCACGCACCGCCTGCAGCTGCCCGGCACTCCGCCGCCGCTGGAAGGGGATGGATGATGGCGACCCTGGCCGAACTGCAGTCCGAGCGCGAGCGCCTGAAGGCGCTGGAGGAACGGCGGCTGCTGGCCGACGAACTGGCCGCCACGCTGGAGAGCCGCGAGGTTCAGGCGGCGCTGCAGGCCGGCCGGGCGGAAATGCAGCGCGCCATCGCGGAGCTTCCTGACCGGCTGCTGGAGGCGGTGGACGGCGAGACCGAGGAATCGCGCATCCACTACCGGCTGTCCGACGCCTGCATCGACTGGCTGCGGGAACAGGGGCAGTCCCTGCAGGGGCTGGAGGATCTGCCGGAGAGCGTGGCCGGGCCGCTGGTGCGCGCCATGCGCCCGCGCGATCTGCTGACCGTCTCGCAGTGGGCGGATCGCCACCGGTTCATGGAGAGCGGGACCAACGTGCCCGGGCAGTGGCGCACGGACCGCGCGCCCTACCTGCGCGAGATCATGGACAGCCTGAGCGAACACAGCCCGGTGCGGCAGGTGACGTTCCAGAAGGCCGCCGGCGTGGGCGGCACGGAGGTGCTGTACAACTGGGTCGGCTACATCATGCACCACCTCGGCAACAAGGACACGCTGCTGGTGGTGCCCACGCTGGAACTGCGCAACCGCTCGCTGAACCCGCGTCTGCGCAAGACCTTCAAGGAAACCCCCGTCCTCTCCGAGCTGGTCACCGACCAGAAGCGCAACCGCGCCAACCGGGACGACCTGGTGGAGTACGGCGCGCAGGCCCGCATCATCAAGGCCGGGGCGAACAGCCCGGACAGCCTCCGGTCCGACCACCTGCCGTACGTGATCGCCGACGAAATCGACGCCTTCCCCTGGGACCTGGGGCAGGAGGGTGACCCGCTCTCGCTGATCCGTAACCGGCAGCGCACGTTCTCGCGCGCCAAGACGTACCTGGTCAGCACGCCCACGGTAGAGCACGAAAGCCACATCGCTTCGTCCTACGCCACCAGCGACCAGCGGCAGTACCACGTGCCGTGCCCGCACTGCGGCCACCGCCACCCATTGGAGTGGCGGAACTTCCAGTATCGGCTCGCGCCCGGCGCCACGCGCGAGGACCCGAACGCAGAGATTGCCGCCACGTGGATGGAGTGCCCGGCCTGCGGCGAGGCGATCGAAGAGCACCACAAGCCCGACATGCTGGCCGCGGGGCACTGGATCCCGCAGCGGCCCGGCATCAAGGCCCACCGCGGCTACCACCTGAACGCCCTGTATGCCCCGGTCGGCCTGGGTCCGCGCTGGGCAGACCTCGCGCGGGACTGGCGACAGGCGCAGAACGACACCGCCAAGCTCAAGGCCTTCACCAACACCCACCTGGGCGAAGTCTGGACCGAGCAAGGTGACGGGATCGAGGACATCAGCCTGATCACCCGACTGGAAGACGTCGACCCCGCTGCCCTGCAGACCCTGGTGACAACCGCCGGCGTCGACGTCCAGCAGGACCGGCTCGAGAGCACCATCGCCCAGTGGGGTGCCGGCGAGGAAGCCTGGGTCATCGATCACGTGATCATCCCCGGCGACACGCTGACCCCGGAACCCTGGGATCAACTCGAGCCCCTGCTGCGCGACTACGGCGTCCAGTTCGTCGCCGTCGACGCCGGGTACAACACCGGCGCCGTGCAGAGCTGGGTCCAGCCCCGCGCATGGGCCTTTGCGACCAAGGGCCTCGCCGGCCTGTCCCGCCCGCTGATCGAGGACGAACGCAAGCGGCGGCAGCGCCTGCGCTACCGCCGCAAGAAGGGCGCCCCGGTGGAGCCCATCGGCGTGGATGAAGGCAAGGCCCTGATCTACTCGCGCATCAAGCGCGAACAGCCGGGCCCCGGGTACATCCACTGGGTCGATAGCCCCGCATTCGACGACGAATACTTCGCCCAGGTCGCCGCCGAAAAGCTGGTGCGCAAGCGCAAGCGCGGCCGGGACCTGCACGAATGGGTCGCCACCCGCCCGCGAAACGAGGCCCTGGACTGCCTGATCCTCGCGCTGGTGGCGCTGCGGTTGAGCGGGCGGGACACGCAGGCGCCATCAGGCGATGGCGAGCCCGACCAGCAGGAAGACCGCGCCGACGAACCCGGACCCAAACCCCAGCGCCCGGCCCGCAAGCGCCGGGGCGGCTTTGCGACCAACTGGTAGGACTACGCCATGGACATCATCCGCGACGCATTCCAGCGAATCGAGAAAGAGCTCGGGGTCGATCCGTCCCGCCTCCAGCAGATCGAGCAATGCCTGCGCGACGAATGGGGCCGCGACACCTGCTACATCGCCACCATGGAGGGGCAGCGCATTGCCGAGCGCAACCGCGCCCTGGTACGCGACTACATGCGCGGCGAGCGCGTGCCCCTGCTGGCACGGCGCTACGGTATCAGCGCCCGTCAGGTGTATCGCATCCTGCGCGGCGGGTAGAGTCCTGCAGGGATTCCAGCCCGCGCTGGACCAGGGCGCTCTGGCTGTGCGATACCTGGCAATATTCTCCGCTGCTGTTACGCGGCCAGACACCGGCCTCGCGCAGCTTCTCCGCCTGGGGCTCTGTAAGCCGGATCTTGGCTCCAAAAGTGACATCGATCCCCTGATGGATGTCATAGCGTCCGGGGCAGGGTGGCGGCATGGAAAGCACTCTGCCGCGTCAGCACACCGCCGGGGACTCCCTGTCCTGGCGAGTCGAGCACCCCGACTATCTGCCCTCGGATGGCTGGGATGCAAAGGCCTACCTGATCGGCCCGGCCGTGAAGACGGTGGACGGCGCCGCCGATGGCGCTGCCTGGGAGTTCTCCGCCCCGGCGTCCAGCCAGACCGATCTGGAACCGGGGCAGTACCGCGTCCGCATCGCCTGGACCAAGGACGGCGGCGACACGCGCGACACGCACGATGCCGGCTACCTGAAGGTGCTGGCCGATCCCGCGCAGGTAACCGATGGCCGCAGCCACGCCCGCCGTGCGCTGGAGGCGATCGAGGCCACCCTCGAGGGCAAGGCCTCGAACGGCATGCTGGACATGCGCCTGAACGACCGGCAGGTGCGCAGCTTCAGCGTGGAAGAACTACTCAAGCTGCGTGACCGCTACCGCGCCGAAGTCGCCGCAGAGGACCGCGCCGCCGGGATGGGCGGCGGCAACCGTGTGACGGTGCGGCTGTGAAGGGCCTGCTTTCGCGCATGTTCGGGCGCAGCCCGCAGCCGCCGCAGGAGCGCGTCGAACCCTCCGTGGGTGCCGCGCGGAACTTCGACGCCGCGCAGATGCACCGGTTGGTGGCGAGCTGGCTGGGCGAACACGGCACCATCGACGAACGCCTGCTGAACGACCTGCCCACGCTGCGCGCCCGCGCCCGCGAACTCGCGCAGAACAACGATTACGTGCGCCGCTACCTGCAGATGGTGGTCTCGAACGTGGTCGGGTCCTCCGGCTTCATGCTGCGCGCGCTGGCCGAGGATGCCCCCGGCCAGCCGGACCGCGAGGCGCGCAAGGCCGTGGAACGCGCCTGGTACGCCTGGGGCCGACGCGGCGTATGCGATGCGACCGGGCACCAGTCGCTCGAGGACATGGAGCGCACGATCGTGGAGATCACCGCGCGCGACGGCGAATCCCTGACCCTGATGCACACCGGCCCCGATGCCGGGAACGACTGGGGCCTGTCCCTGCAGATCCTGGACATCGACCGCCTGGATACTCACCTGAACCGCCCGGCCGGGGGCAACCGCAACGCGATCATCATGGGCGTGGAGGTGGATCAGCGCGGCCGCCCGGTGGCCTACCACCTGCGGCCGATCAACACCTTGTACACCAACGATCGGCACACGGTGTACCCGGCCAGCCAGGTGATTCACCTGTTCGCGCGTCACAGCGCGGAACAGCACCGGGGCTACCCGTGGGCGCACACGGCCATGATCCGCCTGCACCAGCTTAAAGCGTATGAAGAGGCGGCCGTCATCGCCGCCCGCATTGGCGCGAGCAAGATGGGGTTCTATTACACCCCGGACGGGACCGCCACCGGCCTTGGCGAAGACAAGGGCAGCGGCGAGTTCCAGGCCACCGCGGAGCCCGGGGAGTTCCCGGTGCTGCCGGAGGGCTACCAGTTCCAGACCTTCGACCCCACGTACCCGCACGACCAGTTCGAGAACTTCGTCAAGTCCCACCTGCGCGGCATCGCCTCCGGCCTGGGCGTTTCCTACAACAGCCTGGCCAATGACCTCGAGGGTGTCAGCTACTCCAGCATCCGCGTCGCCGTCCTGGAAGACCGCAACCACTGGATGACCCTGCAGAACTGGTTTGCCGACGGCTGGCTCGAGCCCGTGTTCGACACCTGGATCGAGATGGCGCTGGCCTCGCGCAAGATCCTTCTGCCCAGCGGCCGCCCGCTGCCGGCGCAGGGCATCGAGAAGTTCCGCCGCCACGAATGGCAGGGCCGCCGCTGGGACTGGGTCGATCCGCAGAAGGACATCAACGCGGCCATCACCGCGATCCGGGCCGGACTGGCCACGCCGCAGGATGTCGCTGCCCGCGCCGGCCTGGACCTCGAGGACGTGATCGAGGCCATCGCCGCGGCCAACGAAATGGCGGCCGAACACGACATCCCCCCGTACACCGATCCGCCTGTGACATCGGACACCTGATGGATGTCACCACGCGCGCAGGAGACTACCCCCATGCCAAACCGCAAGCCCGACACCAAGACCCCGGAGTACCGCAGCGCATCGTTCACGCGCGAGGCCGTCGATGCCGAGGCCCGCACCGCCGAACTGGCGTTTGCCACCACCGCCCCCGTGGAACGGTACTTCGGCATGGAAGTGCTGGAGATCAGCGAGAACAGCATGCGCACGGCCCGCCTGCAGGATGGCGCGGCCCTGCTGCTGGACCACGACTGGCGCGAACAGATCGGCGTGGTCGAGGACGTGAAGATCGGCTCGGACCAGGTGGCCCGGGCTCAGGTTCGGTTCGGGCGGGGCGCCCGTGCCGAAGAGATCTGGCAGGACGTCCTGGACGGAATCCGCCGGCACGTGTCGGTCGGGTATCGGATCCACGCGGTCGAGGAGCGGCGCGGCGAGGGCAACGCCCCCGACGAAATCCGCGTGACCGACTGGGAACCGTTCGAGATCTCCATCGTGTCGGTGCCCGCCGATCACACCGCCGGCGTCGGCCGCTCGCAGGAGCCCGCCCCGGCAGCCCCCAATCCCCCGGCCGCCGCGCCGGAACCGAAACCGGAACATGAGGATCGCACCATGCCCGAGCAGAACACCCCGGCCGGGACCGCCCCGGCCTCCGACGATTCCACGCGCGGCGTCGAAATCGACCGTGACTCCATCCACAACGAAGGCCGCGAAGCCGAGCGCACCCGCGTCTCCGAGCTGATGAAGCTGGGGCAGTCCTATTCCCGGTTCGGCGGCGAAAAGCTCGCGCAGGAGGCGATCCAGCGCGGCGACTCCGTCGACCAGCTGCGCGAGGCCATCCTGCAGAACGCGGGTTCCAAGCCGGCGCCCGATCCGGAGATCGGCATGAGCCGGCAGGAGACCGAACAGTTCAGCGTGGTGCGCCTGCTGAATGCCCTGGCCAACCCCACCGATCACCGCGCGCGTGAGTCCGCGGCGTTCGAGCTGGAAGCCTCCCGCGCCGCGGCCGAACAGACCAAGCGCGAAGCGCGTGGCGCCCTGGTGCCGCATGACGTCCTCAAGCGTGAGCTGGTCGCCGGCACCGATTCGAAGGGCGGCGACACCGTGGCCGAAGACCTGCTGGCCGGTTCGTTCATCGACCTGCTGCGCAATCGGATGGTGCTGTCGAACCTGGGCGTGCAGATGCTGGGCGGCCTGTCCGGCAATGTCGCCATCCCGAAACAGACCGGCGGCGCCACCGCCTACTGGGTCGAGGAAGGCAACAGCCCGTCGGGCAGCGAACAGGCCTTCGGCCAGGTCGCGCTGGAGCCGAAGACCGTGGCGGCCCGCACGCAGATGTCCCGCCGCCTGCTGCTGCAGAGCTCCATCGCGATGGAGGGCTTCGTGCGTAACGACCTCGCCACCGTGCTGGCCCTGGAACTGGAGCGCGCGGCGATCAACGGCTCCGGCTCCAATGAAGAGCCCGAAGGCGTGCTCAACACCACCGGCATCGGGTCCGTGGTGGGCGGTGACAACGGTGGCGAACCCGACTGGGACGACATCGTGGCGCTGGAAACCAAGGTCGCGGTGGCGAACGCCGCCGTGGGCAACCTGGGCTACCTCACCAATGCCGCCGTGCGCGGCAAGCTGCTGACCACACGGCGCGACTCCGGCTCCGGCCAGATGGTGTGGGCGGACGGCGAGACCCCGCTGCGCGGCTACCGTTCCGAAGTCACCAACGCGGTGCCCAGCAACCTCACCAAGGGCACTGGCGAAGACTTGTCCGCGATCCTGTTCGGCAACTGGACCGACCTGCTGGTCGGCATGTGGGGCGGCCTCGACCTTCAGGTCGACCCGTACTCCGCCGGCAACAGCGGCAGCGTGATCGTCCGGGTGTTCCAGGACGCCGACATCGCCGTGCGCCACGCCGAATCCTTCGCCGCCATGAAGGATGCCATCACCAGCTGATGAAGCACCCCCGCAGCCGCTGGCTGCGGGGGTCTTCCTGCAGGCGACAACCGAGGCACCGACATGAGCAAGAACGAACCGACCAACCTGTACCTGCGCCGGTCCATCTTCATCGGCGGCGAACCGCACCCCCGCGGCGCCATCCTGGATCCGGCCAAGAACAAGCACCTGACGGACAAGGTCGTGCGCGACCTGATCGCGTCCGCCTCCGTCGAGCGAACCGACCGCAAGCCGCGCGCCAAACCGCCGGCGCCGAAGCCCGCGAAGCCGGAAGGCAGCGAGGGCACCGGTGACAACGCTGGGAATTCCGGGGCCGAAGGCGAGAGCTGACCCATGAGCCTGATCCGCCTGCACAAACGCCTCTCCGCGATCGAGTCCGGGCGCCTGATCCCGGCCTCGGAGCTGGATTGGCAGGACGACATCACGGACGCCCTCCAGCCGGAGGAATGGCCGGAGGGCGTGCTGTCCGAGATGGAGGCCTCCGTGATCCTGGTCCTGTCCCAGCTGCGGGCGGCGGCCGGGGTGCCGTTCTTTCCGTCGCCGGTTCCGGAGGCGCATGTGCGGGGGGACGGCCCCGGCCAGCACAGCACGCAGGGCGGGGAACGCCTGTCGCGTGCGACCGACTTCTACGTGCACTGGAACAACGCGGCCCACGTGCTGGAGATCGCCCGCCGCCATCCGGCTGTGGGCGGTCTCGGAATCTACGACTCGCTGATGCTGCGGGGCACGCCCGGCGACTACTGCATGTTCCACATCGACACCCGGCCGGAGCGCGTGCCCTGGGTTGGCCACGGCCGCGAGCCGATCGAGTACGTGCTGCAGGCCAATGAGCCCGCCCGCTACCACCGGCTGATCGCCGACATGCTGGAGGCCCACGCATGAACCGCCGTAACTTTCTCGCCGCCGCCGTGGCCTCGGCTGCGGCCGCCGGCCTGAGCGCCTGCGCCACGCTCGAGCGCATGGGCGGCGGTGCCCGCGCCGCCGTACAGTACGCGACCCTGCGCTACCTGGGGGACGACAGCCTCCGCGCGGAGCGCGCCCGCCACGTGCTGGTGGAGATCCGCCCGGTCGCCACCGGGGAGACCACGCTGGAGGCCCTGGCGCAGGCGGTCGAGGACGCTATCCCCTGGGATGACCTCGACCTTGCGGATGCCACCCTGCTGGCTGAACTGCTGGGCGCCCTGCGTGCCGAGCTGGAATCCCGCATCGGCGACGGCCTGCTGGACCCGGACGACGTCGAACGCGTGGAGCGCGTGATCGACTGGATCGATGACGCCGCCGCTCGGGTGGAGGCGCGGGGATGATCATGCCGTCCGGATATCCCCTGATCGGCGATGCCTGGCTCGACCGCCTGGTGACCGAGGCCGTGCGCCCGGGATGGTCCCGCACCGTCCGGCCCGCGCGGTTCGTCTCGCAGCGCATCGACCGCACGATCCGCATCCCGTCCGGGTTCGAGTTCGACTGGGATTCTGTCCCGCGTATCCCCGGCCTGCACGCGTGGCTGAAAGGCCGCGCTGAGCAGAGCGCCGCGCTGCACGACTGGCTGTACCACGCGCAGGCCGTCGACCACCTCCCGATCACCCGCCGCACCGCGGATCGCATCTTCCTGGACGCGATGGTCGAGGAAGGCGTCTCGCGCCGCCACCGCTGGGCGATCTACGCCGGCGTGCGCGTCGGCGGCTGGGCGGCCTGGCGTCGGGGGCCACGGCACACGCGCACCAACAAAGGGAGCTTGGACGTTGGATGATCAGTTTTCCCAGCTCATCGTGAACCGTCTCGACCGGCAGGAGAAAAAGCTGGACGACCTGACGCAGGCGATCACCTCCCTTGCCCGCGTCGAAGAGCGCATGGCCAGCGGCACCGACCGCATGGACGGCCACGCGCGCGACATCGCCAACCTGCGGACGCGCCTCGAAGAGCTGGAACGGCTCCGCTGGAAGGTCGCCGGCGCCATGGTGCTGGCCTCCGCCCTGGGCGGGCTGAGCGGCACGTTCGCCGCGCTCGAGTTCCTGCCCGCGCTCGCCGGGGGTGCCGCATGATCGACTTCGGCCCGCTGCACGACGCCTTGCGCTCGACCTTCGGCGAGCCGGTCACTGTAGCGGGGCAGGAGCTGACCGGCGTCGTCACGCACGATGCCGAGGTCCAGTTCGAGAGCGGCATGATCGACCGCCGCACCACCCTCGAGGTGCCCTCCAGCGCGCGCGAGTACGTGCGCCGCGGCGCTCACGTGGAGATCGGCAGCGACACCTACACCGTCGACCAGCCCCTCGCGGACGACGGCCACATGCTCCGGGTGGTGCTGCGGTGAGCTACACGATCGACACCAGCGACCTGCCGGCCTCGCGCAAGTTCCTGCGCGGCATGCGCCGCGCGGCAGAAAACGCGCAGTACCGCGCCGTGAACCGCGTGGCCAGCAAGACGCGCACCAAGGCCTCCAAGCGCATCCGCGAAGACGTGCGCCTGAAGGCCGGGTATATCAACCAGCACCTCAAGGTGAGCCGCAAGGCCCGCCGGGACGACCCTCGCGCCACCATCACCGCCCGCAAGCGGCCCACGCGCCTCGCGCGCTTCGGCGCCAAACAGCTCACGCGCCGGGCCCCGGGCGCTGCGGGCGATCCGCTGCGCGGCATCGGCGCCGGGCGCAAGGCCGGCGGCGTGGCCGTGAACGTCTCGCGCAATACCGGCCGCGCCCGCATGCCCCGCGCGTTTCTGATCCCGCTCAGCACCACGCGCGGCAACGTGTTTGGCGGCCAGCAGACCGAGCGCACCGGGCACATGGGCGTGTTCGTGCGCGACGGCAACCGCATCCGGCAGCTGTACGGCCCCAGCGTCGACCAGCTGTTCCGGCGCCTGCGCGGCGAGATCCACGGCGACGTGAGCGCCGACCTGCAGACCCAGTACCAGCGGCAGTTCTCCTACTACCTGCGGCGGGAGGCAGCGCGGACATGACCCCGGGCACCCAGATCACCGACTACCTGATCGACCGGCTGAGCCAGATCACCCCGGCCAACGGCTACTACACCGCGGCCGGCACGCGCGTGCACCGCGGACGTGCGGACCACATGGCGGACGCCCAGGAAGACGAATTCCCCGCGATCCTGATCCGCACCGAGTCCGACCCGCCCGGCGCCTCGCGCCCCGGCCAGGTCCAGCACACCCGCAGCTTCACGGTGCAGGGCGTAATCCAGGCCACCGGCGAGGACTACGAGCCCACGCTGGACGCACTCGCGCACGACCTGTACCGCGCGCTGGTGCCGCAGGGAAACCGCGATCGCCTGGGCGGCCTCGCCACCGAACTCACCATCGACGGCTGCGACTACGTGCACCCGGAGCCGGGCAGCGAACTCGCGGCCGTGTCGTACCCCATCACGGTCACGTACGTGGCCACCTACCAGCAGCAGTGAGGACATGACCATGGGCATGAAAGAAGGCGGCAAGATTTTCCGCGGCGACGTGCGATTGAACGTCGAACTCGACGACGGCTCGCACTCCGGCTACCTGCCGGCGCAGAACGCCACCCAGTTCCAGATCCAGGTGCCGGAGGCCGAGACCACGGACCGAACCTCGCGCATGCGCGACACCGCCGGCCAGGTGCTGGACTCGGTCTCCGAACCGCAGCCGCACGAGCTGTCGATCACGTTCGACGGCTTCAACGGGCAGCTGCTGGCCTCCGCGTTCAACGGCGCGCTGGAGCATTTCACGGCGTCCGCCAAGACCGGCGAAACCGTGCAGATCACCGCGCGCGTCGGCGCCGGCGTGCAGGTCGGCAGCTACCAGATCAGCGAGGTCACCGTGTCCGAGGACGACGGCGGGTCCCCGGGTGCCGAGCTGGTCGAGGGCACGGACTACGAAGTCGAGGAGCGCCTGGGCATGATCCGCGCCCTCGAGGGCGGGTCGGTCGAGGACGGCGACACCCTGCACGTCACCTTCGATGCCGAAGAGGTCACCGGCGACATGATCCGCGGCGCGGCCCGCTCGGAGATCCGCGGCGAGCTGGTGTTCGACGGCATCGACACCGTTACCGGCCAGTCGGTGGTAATCGAAATCGACCGCGTGATCCTGTCCGGCTCCGGCGAGTTCGACTTCCTGTCGGAAGAGTTCGCCACGGTGGACGTGGGCGGCCGCATGGTGACCCTGCCGGGCGAACTGGAGCCGTACCGCATCCGGTTCCTTGACTGATCGCCTGATCGATGGCCACCGGGACCGGTAGCAACGTCGACCTGAAGATCCAGGCCATCGTGGATGGCCTGGAGAATGTCGCCCAGCTCACCAGCGAGCTGGGCGAGCTTGAGCGCGCCGGTAGCGAACAGGTCCCCGACAACACCGAACAGCTGCGCCAGGGCGCCGGCGAAACCGCCGACGTCATGGACACCCTGCAGAACAACATCGGCAAGGTGGTCGCCGCCGGGGCCGCGCTGGGCGGCGTGGCCGCCTCCCTGCGCTCCGCCATCGGCGAAGCCACCGAATACGACACCCGCTTCCGGCGCATCAACGCCGTGCTGGAGGCGACCGGCCGTCAGGGCGAAATCACGGCCGAGGCAATCCGGGAGATCAGCCAGGAGCTCGCGGAGGCCACCCTGGGCGATGTCGCCGGGTTTGAGGACGCCGCCACCCAGCTTCTTACGTTCCGCAACGTGAGCGAGGAATCGCTGCCGCGCATCCTAGAGCTTTCCAAGGACCTGGCCGAGGCTGGGTTCGGCTCGCTCGCATCCAATGCCCGCAACTTGGGCATGGCGCTGGACGACCCGTCGGAAGGCCTCAACCGCCTCCGCCGCACCGGCGTCCAGTTCTCGGACTCCCAGCGCGACATGATCGAATCGCTGGTGGAAAGCGGCGAAGCGGCGCAGGCTCAGGAAATCATCCTGGGCGAGCTGCAGGACCGGGTCGGCGGCATGGCTCGCGAGACGTCCGGGGGTCTGGCCGCATCGCTGGACCTCGCCAGCCAGCGGTGGGAAGAGTTCCGCAAGAAGTCCGGTGAGGCGATTTCGCCGGCGGTTGAATCTGCTGTCGATTCCTTGGCGTCGGGCCTCGAATCGCTGACGGAGAACATGGAAGGCCTGCAGCGCGCCGCCCAGGCCGCCGGTGCGGCCATGGCCCTGGTTGCCGCCCGCCGTATCGCCGCCGGCGTCGCCGCACTGGCCACCCGCGTGGCCGCGCTGGGCAACAGCATGGTAGCGGCGGCAAGCGGCGCCCGTGCGTTGCAGGTGGCTCTGCGCGCCCTCCCGTTCGCCACAATTATCGCCGGCGTCGACTACCTTCTACCCAAGTTCCTGGAGCTCAGAAAGCAGAACCAGGAGCTCGCAGATTCAGTCGACTGGCAGCGTCAGGCATGGCTGTCGATGGAGGACCGCCTCGACGAAATCTCCGAAGAGGCGGGCAGGGCAGTCCATTCCTTCGAACAGCTCAGGGAGGAAATGGACGCCGGCACCATCGTCTTCGACGAAGCGGCGGGCCGCTACCGCAACGGCGCGGAACAGATCCGCGAGCTGACCCGCACGCACGAAGCCCTGATCGACGCCATGGAGCTCAACCGGATCCGCGCCGGCGAGCTGGGCGAAGAGCTGCAGGACATGGCGGAGAAGATCGACCGCGCCAACCGCGCGGCCGACCTGGCCGAAAGCTTCCGCAGTGCAGCCGACGAAGCGGACGCAGCCAGCGCGGCCATCCGCGAACTGGTGGAGGAAGTCGACCTGGCCAACGGCCGCGATGTGGGCGACCTGCTGGAGTCGATCCGCCTGCTGGAGGAAGAATCCTCCGACCTCGCGGACACCGTGCGCGACGAACTCGGCAGCGCCCTGGAAGACCTCGGCAGCGAGTCCCTGGCCGAGTTCGCGCAGAACGCCCGCGCGGCGTATGACGACGCCCGCATCGGCGCCGAAGAGTTCGCCCGCGTCAATGAGGACGTGGTCGCCGCATCGTTCGACGCCCTCGGCATCTCCCTGGACGAATCCCTGGGCCGCGTCCCGACCGAGGCAGAGCAGGCCCGGCAGTCGATTCAGACGATCATTGCCAGCATCCGGGACACCGATCTCGCCGCCGACGAAATGGGCCGCGCCCTGGATTCCGCATTCGCCGCCGCGGCAGACCAGACCGAGGGCGTAGAAGCCACCCGCGCGCTGCAGGACGAAATCCAGGCCGCCGGCGAGGCCGGCCTGCTGACCGCCGAACAGATGGAGACCCTGCGCAACTCCGTCGCAGAGACCTCCGGCGTGTTCGGCGACCTGCGCCAGGGCATCGGCGACCTCGCCGAAAACGAGCTGCAGGAGGTGCGCGCCGCCTCGGCCGAGGCCTTCCGCGAGGGGACGATCAGCGCGGAACAACATGCGGAGGTAGTCGAGAAGGTCCGCGACCGCTATCAGGAGCTTCGCGACCAGGCCGCCGCCGCCCGGGCAGATCAGAGCCAGTCGAGCCAGAGCACATCCGAGCAGGCCGACGCCAACGAAGACCTGGCCGACAGCACCGAACGCGCCACCAACCGCATGCACCAGGCCGCCCGCGCCAACGTCCGCGTGGCGCGCGAGAGCAGTAACGCGCAGTGGCTGGTGCGCGAACTCGGCTGGGAGATGGAGCGCGCGGAGGCCTACGCCGACGATTTCGGCGCGGCGTTCGATCGCCTGACGTCGGAGATGGACACCAACGGCATGTCGTTCGAGCGCTACCAGCGGCGCATGGCGGCGGCGGTGGCGGAGGCTGCCCGGGCTGCGGAACAGATCGAGCGGCTGGACCAGCGCCTGGAGCAGATGGACGCGCAGACCAACGGCGCGGCGCGCGGCGTGGCGGATTTGGAGCTGCGGCTGTTGGAGCTGAACGGCACCGAGGAAGAGGTCGCGCAGGCCCGCCTGGAACGCGACCAGCAGCAGATCAACCTGGAGATCGAGCGCAACAAAATCGAAGCCCAGCGCGCCCGTCTGCGCGGCGAGGACGAACTTGCGAAGACCTATGAGCAGGAAAACCAGCAGCTGCAGCGGCAGATATCGCTGCTGGAAGAGGTGCACCGGGCAGAGCGCGAACAGGCCCGCGAACGCAAGCGCGAGCGCGAAGAGCGCGAGCGGGAGCGCGAGGCCGAAAGCGACACCGGCACCGACGCCCCGGACACCCTGGGCGCCCAGCGTGACAGCGCGCCAACGCGCACCGTCCGCATCGAAGCGGACGTCGGCGGCGAGCGCGCCGAATTCGACGTGGCCGAAGGGCAGGAGGCCGATGTCGAGCGGCTGTTCCGCTCACTCGAAAAATCGCGAGGCGCATCCGCATGATCACGCTCACGCATAACGGCATCACCCTCGAGCTGCCCGGTGATCTCTTCTGGACCGACCGCTACAGCTGGCGCTCGGTCACCAGCTCCGCTGAATACACCCTGACCGGCGCCCTGGTGGTCGAGTATGACCAGCGCCAGGCCGGGCGCCCGATCACCCTCGAAGGCGACACCACGCGCGCGTGGATGGACCGCGCCACCGCGGACACCCTGCAGGCCTGGGCCAACACCCCCGCCGCCGTCATGCAGCTCGACTGGCACGGCGAGACCCACACCGTGGAATGGCGCCACAGCGACGGCGCGCTGGACGTGCGCGCAGTGCGTGAGCTCCTGCCGCACGACACCGCCGACCGCGTCATCGCCACCCTCCGACTGATGGAGACCGACGAATGAGCACCATCTCCCTGGACGAAATCCTCCTGCTGGAATCCGACCGCCTGACCGACGAAGACGACGGCGGCGGCCGCATGACCGGCAACGTGGTCGAGAGCGGCGAGGCCAACAACCTGTTCCCGGATATCAGCTCCCTCGATCGCGTGTACGGCCGCATCAGCCTGCGCAAGGCCTACCCGGCCGTGCGCTCGCCGAACACCGCCGTCTACTACGGCTCGCACGTCGCGATCGTGGAGCCGCCGGAGGACGATACCGTCTACGTGTCGATGTTCGACACCGGGAGCTGGACCGACCGCCGCGAAGACGCACAGGACCGGGTGGAGAGCTACGTGGTCCAGGGCCCGGAGGCCCGCCTGTACCTGCTGGGCACGCAGTTCGAGGGGCAGCGGCAGATCGCCGCCCTGCAGCGCTTCGACGCCCCGGTCCCGGAGATCGGCGACACCCTGGCGCTGGTGGACGACGAACACGGCAACACGCAGTACATCCGCATCACCGATGTCGACCACGAAGAGGTGACCTACGAAGACAGTCAGGGCACCTTCACCCGCCGCCGGGTGACGATGGAAACCTCCGAGCCCCTGCGACATGACTTCCAGGGCTACGAACCGGAGCGCACACGCAACAGCGGCACCGACGTGACCGTGCACGAGACCGTAGTGGCCGACGCCGCGCGCTACTACAGCATCACCCCGCTGTCCGCGGCCGCCGAACCCGGCGACCTCGAGGCACAGTGCGAGCGCGTGTTCACCCCGCTGGTGCCCGCCACCCGCGCAGAAAACCCGCTGACCGACGAAGACGCCGCCGCAGGCGTCAGCATCACCATCGAATCCGGCGGCGAGGACTTCGAGTTCCAGGACGTGGCGCAGACCGGCGAGATCGAGGTCGAGCTGCAGAACCGCGCGTTCAACTACGTGTACTCCTGCGTGCCCCGGCCCGCGCCGGGCACGGTCACCGTGCAGTACCGCAGCCAGGGCCGCTGGTACAGCCTGGAGGACGACGGCGACGGCCGCATGGAAGGCACCGGCAGCGGCAGCGTCGACTACAGCACCGGCACCGTGCAGGTCACCCTCGCGGAGCTGCCCGACGTGCCCAGTTCGATCATGTTCACCTGGGGCGCCGGCGAGCTGGTCTATCACGACCGCGCCGGCGAGGACGGCGACCTGGACGACACGCGCATCCGCATCGAAGCCGACAAGCCCCTGCTGCCCGGCAGCGTCACCGTGCGCTGGCTGGTCGACGGAACCGAAAAAACCGCCACGGACGACGGCTCCGGCCAGCTCAGTGGAGACGCCAGCGGAGCCATCTACTACCCCACCGGCCTGGCCATCCTCGAGCCCGACCTCGCGATGACCCCGGACTACGATTCCGTGATCGAGGTCGAGGGGGAAGAGGCCCCCAGCGAGGCGCTCGAGACCAGCCCGTCGATCGACGGCAACGGCGTGGCCACGATCGAGATCGGCGAGGGCGTGATGCCCGGCAGCCTCTCCATGGAATATGAAATCGAGTGGAGCGAAGAGCGCCGCCGTCTCACATTGCGCACCGACACCGAGACTGAACGCTCCGGCCGCCGCACCCGCCGCATCCGGGACGATGGCGACGGCGGCCTGATCGGTGCCGACGGCAGCGTCGACTACAGCAGCGGCACCGTGTCGTTCACCGCCGTCCAGGACGAAACCTGGGATTCGATGACCCGCACCATCCGGCCGCATCACGATGACCGGATCACCGGCACCGAACGCACCACCCGCGAACAGCTCGCCAGCGGCATCCACGTCCGCTGGTTCCCGCCCGGCGTCACCGGCAGCACGGTGACCGAACAGGTGGAGGCCCCCGCGATCGAGGGCAACGTCCTCGGGCTCCGCCGCGAACAAATTATCCCCGGCAGCCTGCGATTCCGCTGGCGCGGGAGCACCTATGAAGACCGGGACGGCGATCTGGTCAAGGACCCGGACTCCAGCGGCTTCGGCCCCACGGCCGGAACCGTCCGCTACGATACCGGCGACATCGAACTGACCCGCTGGGACAGCGGCAGCGGCGGGCTCACGATCGACCGCATGGTCACCGCCGTCGGCGCGGTCGCCACGAATGACCTCCAGTTCCGCGTGGCCGGCGCCCCGCTGGTGCAGCAGAGCCTGATCGTCACCGCCACCACCACCGGCGGCGAGACCCTGACGATCCAGGGAGACAACAACGGCGTGCTGACGGACGACGGCCCCGGCCGTGTCGACGGGCATGTCGACTGGGAAACCGGCGTGGTCTCGATCCAGTTCGGCGAGTGGGATGGCGACGAATTCAAGCGCCTCGAAGACGATGAGGACCCCGAAAGCGAGCCGCTGACCCTGGTCATCCCCGGCGGCGTCCGCTTCAGCGCCGTGGTGTACTCCAGCATCCCCCTCGACCCGGACATCCTCGGCCTCGACCCCATCCGGCTGCCCTCGGACGGCCGCGTCCCGTTCATCCGCCCCGGCGACGTCGCCGTGATCCATCACACCGAGACCACCGACCTCGGTGACGGCGACACCACCACGGACCTCGGCCGCGGCCGCCTCAGCTACGCCCACGTCTATGACGACAACGGCGACCAGGTCCCGGACGACCAGCTGGAAAAGGACCTGGACGAAGGCACCGTGCGCGTGGCCGACCCCAGCGGCTTCGATGCCCCCTTCAAGTGCGAGCACCGGATCGAAGACATGCGACTGGTCTCCGAGGCGCAGATCACCGGTGTCGTGTCGTTCGCCAGCCCGCTCACGCACGAATTCCCCGCAGAGGAAACGTACCTCAGCACCGCGCTGCTCTACGGAGACCTGCAGGCCTCTGCCTCCGTCGCGTTCGACCAGCAGACCTGGACCGGCGAGTGGTCCGACGAACAGATCGGGGACAGCGCGTCGGGCACCTACAACCAGACCGACCACCCGATCGAAGTCACCAACGAAGGCGCGATCCAGGAACGCTGGCGCCTCGAATTCCGCAGCACCAGCACCGTCGACGTGATCGGCGAGTACACCGGCCAGATCCTCACCGACGTCTCGATCGACGAAGAGATCGCGCCGACGAACCCGACCACGGAGAGCGGCGCCCCGTATTTCAAGATCGCCCCGGCCGGCTGGGGCGGCGGCTGGAGCACGGGCAACGTGTTGAGGTTCAACACCCGCGCCACAAACCGCCCCGTCTGGATCGCCCGCACGGTCCTCGCCAGCGATGACCGGACCGAGTCCGATTCTTTCCGCCTCCAGATCCGCGGAGACGCCAACTGATGGGCGCGTTCACACCACAAACCCGCACCAGCCGAGACGCCGATGCGCCAACGCTTCGCAGCGACGAACCCGGCACCCTGATCCGCGTCTTGAGGAAGGTGCTGGTGGAAGGCTACGGCACCGCAGACCAGCCCAGCCCCGCGCTCGGATGGGAGATGGTGCAGCGAGAGGACGGCAAGCGCGCCGCCTTCCGCCCGACCGACCCGAACCACCCCGGCGGCTGGCTGTACCTCGACGAAGACGACCCGGAGCGTCCGTCGCACGACGCCATCGCCGTGGGATACCGCACCTTCTCCGGGTTCGACTCCGACGGGGCCCCCGACGCCGACGGCGTGTTCGAGGAAGGGGCCTGGCGCCGCGGCCGAACGGAAGGCCAGGGCACCCTGGACTGGATCATCCGCGGCAACGCGCTGTTCTTCTACGTTTGGCTGGGCACCAGCTCCGCAGTAGACGACCTCGCGGTCTCCCTGTCCGCGCGCGACATGGATGCGGACGGGCAGGACAACTACGCCTGGAGCTGGACTGTGTACTGCTTCGGCCGCCTCGCCGGCGCACCCGGGGACGGCGGCAACGTGGTGATGAACACCGGCGCGACCAGCAGCAGCAACGACTATAGCCAGGCCAGCAACAGCCGGCTTGCCGGCCGCCCGCGCGGCGACCGGATCGCCTACCTACTGGGGGACCACGCAGGTCAGGCCACAGGACTTGAAGCACGCGGACAGTACGCGTTTCACGGCGACCGCCCCGGCGATGCAGGCCCCGAGTTCCCCGACCCGATCCACGGTCTGGTGATCGACCGGCTGCAGGTGCTGGACGACCAGGGGTACTACCGCGGGCATCTCCCCGGGCTGTGGGTGCCCCACCACGACCTGGTATACGACCACGCGCGCCTCGAACCGCTCGACACTACCGAGCCGCGTTATATCGTGACCCCGCTGGGGACCGGCGTCGGCAGCTTGCAATCCAGCGCCCAATGCGCCTGTCTGATCGACACCGGCGAGGACTGGCACCCGTGACCCCCGCCACCCGCCTCGATCTCCTGCGCACCGCGCCCGCGCGCCGCCACATCGCCGGCACCACCGAGCGGGAGGGGGCCGGCCTGAAGCCGGCCCCGGTCACCGTCACCCGCCAGGGCACCCTGTCCGGGTGGCGCTTGCACGCACACCCCGACGGGACCTGGCGCCTGAACCTGCCCGCAGGCGACCGCGACCGCTACACCGTCACCGTGCACGACCTCCGCCGCCGCAAACTGCCGATGACGATCGACCACATCCGCCCGATTGAGGACTGACCGATGCCCGCATACCTCGCAGAATGGAGTCCCGCCGCCCGCACTGCTGCCCACACCGCCCTGCGCGACCTGCTGGACACCGGCGTGGACCGCGCCAGGGTCGTGATCTACGCCGCGGACGACACCGCCCTGAGCACGATCGAGCTACAGGACCCCAGCGGCACCATCGACAGCGCCACCGGCACGCTCACCCTCGACCCGGACGGCCGCGACGAAGAAGCCGCCGAATCCGGCGAGGCCGATCACGCCACGCTCTACGATGGCGACGGCAACCCACACCGCAGCCTGCCCGTAGCGGAGGGCACCAGCCCGCAGGCCGGCAAGATCGTCGTGACCTCGAAACAGATCCAGCAAGGCGAACCCGTCGAGCTGGTCAGCGCGCAGGTGGGGTAAAACATGACCGGTCTGACGAAGTACGCCGAAGGCGGAGAAATCTATGACGTCACAATCGATGGAGTGTCGTACCGAGTCCACCGATTTGATTCGGTCGGGCAATTCACGTTCAGCGTCAAGCAAAACCTGCCTGCCGATTATGCGCTGATCGCTGGGGGTGGCGGGGGCGGTACTCAGATCGATGTGAATAGCGTGAGCGCGTCGGCCGGGGGGGCTGGTGATTATGTCGTTGCTGACGGGGTTGATCTGCCGGCCGGCGACTACACGATCATCGTCGGGGACGGCGGACCCGGAAGCGATGACCGTGACTCCCCCGGCGACAACGGTGAGGACACCGAGGCATTTGGAAAAACCGCGATAGGCGGCGGCGGGGGCGGCTCCGAGGATATGCCCGGCGAAGATGGCGGGTCGGGTGGCGGCGCTGGCCGCCTGTCATCCACGGCGGGGCAGCCGGTTGGCGATGGTCAGGGTCATCCGGGCGGCGCTCCCGGCCCGTCTAGCGAGGATGGGGACGACATCGGCGCAGGCGGTGGCGGCGCGGGAGGCCCCGGGGACGCAGCATCTTCGGAGGGCGGCACCGGCGTAGGCGGCGACGGAGTACAAGACACCCGATTCGGGCCGGATGCGGGCGATGACGGGTGGTTTTGTTCCGGTGGTTCCGGTGGTGCGTTCGATAACCCGCAAGCACCGCTTGCGGCTCCGCCCGGAGGCGGCGGCGCGGGGGCCAACGCGGGTGATGATGTCGCCGCAGAGGACGGGAAGCTGGGCACAGGCGGTGGCGGTGGCGGGGGTGCGGCCACTGGACGAGATAACGATAAGCCTGGGGCGGGAGGGAAAGGCGGGTCCGGGGCAGTGTACGTCAGGTATCTGCTGGATACGATCACAGGCAATGCCACTACCGCCGCTGGCGACCCGGTAGAATACGTGTCGATCTACCGCTACTCCGACGGCGAGACCCTCGGCTTTGCGCACCCGGACGAAAACGGAGACTGGGAAGCATTGGCCCCGGCGGTCGAATACGGCGTCCTCTACGCCGCAGACGGCTACGCCCCGGTCACCCACGGCCCGTATCAGCCGTCTACGGACTGACTCGTGGCGCACACCCCGCCGGCCATAGACGACCCGGTCGTCCTCACCGACACCGGCCCACCGCCACCGCTCTCCGAGCCGGTGGTTCTGGGCACCGGCGAGATCGAGGCCCGGGCCGCGTGGCCGGAGGTGCTGGGCACCCCGGCGCTGCAGGCCGACACGATCCCCCAGGTGCAGGCCCGGGCCGCGTGGCCCGGGGTCCTCGCAGGGCCCGCGCTGCGCGCACGGCAGGTTCGGCAGTCCCGCGCCGCATGGCCGAGGGTGCTGGGCGCACCCGCCCTGCGCGCGGACACCCGGTCCCCGGTCTCCGCCTGGGCAGAGATCCCGAGCCCGATTGGCGGCCTGTGCGCGCTCGCGGACCCGGAGCCTGGCCAGGCGCGCCCCCCGCCGTCGATCGATGACCCGGTCACCCTGCACGCCGGCTGCCCGCCGCCCATATCGCAGCCGGTTGTTTTGCGCTGGCCGTACCGCCCCCCGGTCCTCGACGAGACCCCGTTCCGCGGCCCGGCCCCGGTCACCGGCATCCGATACAGCGGCACACCCGCGCAGCGCCTGCGCCCGCACACCGCGCCGGGCTGGCAGAGCCCGCCCGGGCACCACCGCCACGTGGCCGCCGCCCACAGCGCCGGCACCCCGCAGCACCGCCACCAGGAATCCGCCTGGGGCCGCCTCCCGCAGCGCCCGCGCGAGACCGGCGTGCCATGGGGCCCGGACCTCGACCCGCACCGACGCGAAACGGCCAGCGGCTGGGGAGACCTGCCCACGAACCGCCGGCACACTGCCGCCGCGTGGGGGCCGGACCTCCCGCCGCTGCACCGCGAAACCCACGCCCCGCACGGCGAGCCCCCGAACCGCCGCGTGCACACCCGCCACAGCTGGGGCGCCACGCACCCGCTCGCGCGCCTGCTGGACTCCCTGCACCGGGCACCGCCGCCCCTGCGTACGCAGGCACGTGCGCCCTGGGGAGCTGTGTGGCAGATCAACCTATTCGTCCGGCCGGACCCGGAGCCGGAACCCGAGCCGGAACCCGAGCCCGAGCCCTGCTACATCCCCCCGCCGGGCGATGCCGTCGAACTGGTCCTGCGCGACCGTTGGCGCGAGACCCCCGGCGACGCCGTCCACCTCACGCTCGGCTGCCCCGCAGAGCCGCCGGCAAATGAGATTCCGACCCTCAAGGTGTACCGCATGATCCACGAAATCAGCGTCGTCCGCGTAGACGACCAGACCGAGATCGACGCCACGGCCCTGCAGCTCAGCCTGGACACCTCCAGCCACAGCTGGACGTTCAGCGGCACGCTGGTCGGCGCGGAGGCCCGCGACGCCGTGCAGCCCGGCGAGGACGGCGAGCCGGTGGAGCTGGAGGTCACGCTCAACGGCTACACCTGGCGTGTCATCGTCGAAGAGTGGGCCGAGTCGCGCGAGTTCGGCCGGCGCGGCGTCTCAGTGGAGGGGCGGGGTCGCTCCGCGCGCCTCACGCAGCCCTATCTGCAGCACGTATCCGGGCAGGTCACCGCCCCCATCTCCGTGCAGCAAGCGTTCGCGAGTTTGCTGCCGGTCGATCAGGACTGGTCGGTCGAATGGGATGACACCCTCGCGGACTGGCTGCTCCCGGAAGGCTCTTGGAGCTGGGGGGAGGGCACGCCGCTCAGCATCATCCACGAGGCCGCCACGGATGTCGGCATGGTGGTGGTCCCGGACCGCGAAGAGCGCGCCCTGCGCTTCCGGCCGCGCTACCCCGTGCTGCCCTGGCAGTACGATCAGGCAGAGCCCGACCTCGCCATCCCCGACGCGGCCATCCTCCGCCTCACGCGCCAGCAGCCCCTGGCCACCCAGGCCAACGCCGTCTACGTGCACGGCGGCGACACCGGCGGCCGCCTGATCCAGGTCTCGCGCGAGGGCACCGCCGCCGACCGCCTCGCGCCCACGCAGACCAGCGACCTGATCACCAACGTCGACGCCGGACGCCTGCTGGGCGGGCGCATCCTCGCCGGCCAGCACCGGCAGCCCGCCGTGCGCCGCGTGACGATGCCCTTGGGCGGGGACTACCCCCTGCCCAGCATCGCCGACCTGATCCAGATCGAGCTGGACGGCCAGCCCGAACGCGCCACCCTGCAGAGCGTGCAGGTGGAAGCCACCCGCGACCGCGACACCACCCGCGTACGCCAGACCCTCGGCTTCGGCGAGGTGCCCGACAACGTCTGGGCCCGATTCCAGCGCCTGCTACCCTACGACCCCCTTAAGATCGGCACCGTCCAGGCCAACCACGGCGACGGCACCGTCACCGTCGAGCTTGTCGGCGGTGGCGAACAGCGCGTCCGCGGCGACACGCCCACCGGCACCCCCGTCTACGTCCGCGCCGGCCGCATCGAAGACGAAGCCCCCGACCTCCCGCAGGACAGCATTACGGTGTAGACGGAGCAACATTGCACCGGTCGCCCGGGCGCGGCAGACTCTTCGAAAACAGCAAAGGAGACTGCTATGGGGACGATCTGCCCCGCATGCGGAAAACTGGACGACCGCAGCGACGAAGACCAGGACGGGCAGTGCCCGCACTGCGGCGCGTACTACGCGAAAGTCCGGCGCCCGTCACCCAGCACGCCAGACAAGCCGCAGCAGCCGAGCGGCGCCACACGCTTCGGTTACGCCGCCGCCTTGATCGTGGTCGGCCTGGGCGTGGTATTCGCATTCGGCACCCCGCGCCCGGGCACGGACAGCAATGACCAGGACGCACTCCGCGAGGCTCGGACCACCTGCCTCGATGCCCTCCCGGACCTGGTGCGCTACCCCGCCACCCTCGAGGTCTCGCGCCTCAACATCGGCGACACGCGCATGGATAACGGCAACATCCTCCTGAACATCCCGTTCACCGCGCAGAACGCCTTCGGCGTCCCCAGCGAACACAACTCCCGTTGCCAAACATCGCCGGACGGCACCGAGCTCGTGGCCATCAACGTCCTCGACCGCTGA